CACTAAGCCAGAAGAATTATACACCACAGAAGAAAGAACTAAACTCAATAAAATCAATACACGAATTGAAGAATTAGATACGCAATTAGCTCATCTGAATGAAGTTATTAAAACAGAAACAGAAAAACGTACTGTAAGTGTTTCCAAAATATTAAAACAAATGGGTATTGAACAAAGTGAAAGAGAGGGGCTATTTACACCACTTACACCATTGCAAGGTAGCATTAATGATTTACTAGAAGGTGAACACGCTAGATTGTCTGATACTATTTCCAAAGAGGGTGGAGCACAAATTAGGTCATTATTGGAACAAGCTAAGGCAGATGGTGTTGAAATTGATAAAGATCGTGCATTGTGGCAGAAAATTTATAAAATAATTGCTGATAGTTCTGATAGTACTGGTATATTTGGTTCTGGTAATGTAAAAGTAAAATTTCCTGAACAAATAAAAGTGGAACCAGGTGCTAAACCGTTAGAAGTTGATATATTAGAAAAATCGACACAAATTTTACAAGCTGCACCTAAAATGGAAACAGGTGGTGTATTGTCTGGACCAAAATCTGGATACAATGTAACTATGCATGGAACAGAAGCTGTTGTTCCACTTCCCGATAAGAAAGGTATACCAGTAAATGTCCAAGCTGAATCACAAACTACTAAACATATTGAATTATTAGAAAAACAAGTAGCTAAACTAACTGATGTTGTTAGTGCTATTGAAGATAATACAAATGTAAACAACAAGATACTTCGTGTAACACAAAACTAGGAACTAAATAAGCAACATGGGATGGAAAAAATATTTCAAAGCAGTAGATACCACAGGCAATATAAGTCCTATTAGTGGTGCAAAGGGCGGTAAATTCGGATTTAAGAATTACCAAAGTAGATTACCTGAAGTGTATTCAGGACACCCTAATCGTGTAAATCGCTATAATCAATATGAAGCAATGGATATGGATAGCGAGATTAGTGCTTGTTTAGATATTATTTCCGAATTTAGTACACAAGATAATGATCAGAATAGTACACCATTTGATGTTAATTATCACGAAAAACCAACTGATAATGAAGTAAAAATTATTGAACAACAATTAAAACAATGGTGTAAACTTAATCAATTCAAAAAACGAATATTCAAACTATTCCGTAATACATTAAAATATGGTGATCAAGTATTTGTTCGTGATCCAGAAACATTTGAATTATTCTGGATTGATATGTCTAAGGTTAATCGTGTTATTGTTAATGAAAGTAAAGGTAAAGAACCTGATCAATATGTGATACAAGATATTAACCCTAATTTTGAAAACTTAACAGTAGCAACAAAAACAACAGATGATTTTGGTATTACACCATTAACAGGTGGTATTAATCCACAACAACAAATGGCTAATTTATCAGCACCGAGTGCAGAAGGTACTAGATTTGGTGCTGCACAACGTGAATCTACATTGGATGCTAAACATATTGTTCATTTAAGTTTGACAGAAGGATTGGATGTAAACTGGCCTTTTGGTACAAGTATCCTTGAAAATATTTTCAAAGTATTCAAACAAAAAGAATTATTAGAAGATGCTATTTTAATATATCGTGTGCAACGTGCACCAGAACGAAGAGTATTTTATATTGATGTAGGTAATATGCCTAGTCATATGGCAATGAGTTTTGTTGAACGTGTTAAAAATGAAATCCACCAACGTAGAATCCCAACACAATCAGGTGGTGGTGATAATATGTTAGATGCAACGTACAATCCGATTTCAATGAATGAAGATTATTTCTTCCCCCAGACCGCAGAAGGTCGTGGTTCTAAAGTAGATACATTACCTGGTGGTGAAAATCTTGGACAAATTGATGATTTAAGATATTTTAATAATAAATTAGCTAGAGGATTAAGAGTTCCAAGTAGTTATTTGCCTAGTGGTCCAGAAGATAATGCTGCACCATTAAATGATGGTAGATTAGGCACAGCATTAATTCAAGAATATAGGTTTAATCAGTATTGTATTAGGTTACAAAATACTATAGGTGAAATGCTTAATAAAGAATTTAAGATGTTTTTGGCATGGCGTGGGTTTAATATTGATGCTAGTTTATTTGATATTTCATTTGGAGAACCACAAAACTTTGCTAGTTATCGTCAAACAGAACAAGATGCATCAAGGGTAGGTACATTTAGCACATTAGAAGCATACCCATATCTTAGTAAGCGTTTCTTGTTGGAACGTTATCTTGGATTATCTGAGGAAGAAATGACTAAGAATGATGAATTATGGGCTGAAGAAAATAAAGAAACAGAAGAAATTCCAATAGAAGGATCTGATTTACGTGGTGTTGGTGTAATGCCTGGTGGAATGGAGGGTGATATTGGAATGGCTGATGATTTAGATATGATGGGCGAGATGCCTGAAGGTGAACTGGGTCCAGAAGGTGGTATGCCACCAGAAGGTGTTCCAGAAGCACCAGTGCCACCACCAGTATAAATACAATTATGTTATTAAATGAAATGTACGAGGAAGGAGTTCCTGGATATCAAAATGTAGAAGATGATGAAAGTAGAGTTACTAAAGATGACTTACGAAAGACACGTCTTACATTAAAACAGATTAATAAATTACGTCAAATGAATGATGTAAGAAATTTTGAGTTTAAAGAAAAACTTCAAAAAGTACAACGTCAATATGCTACCCCTGTGGAAGCACCCCAACAATTTTAAATTTCCTACAATATATTGATAATTTTAGTGTTTTTAGGCATTTTTAATGCTTTATCTACCTATTTACTGTAAGTCATTGTAAATACGATTAACTAAAAAGGTACACCCAAATAATTTGTGGTGTCCGTTAACTACCACAAATTATTAAAAGGAAATTAAAATGAACAAATTTGAGAAACTAATTGAATATGTAATCAATGATGAAGATAACAAAGCTGCTGATCTTTTTCATGAAATCGTTGTAGAAAAAAGTCGTGACATTTATGAAGACTTAATGAAAGAAGATGATGTAAATGAGGAAGATGTTGAAGATGTTGAAGAGGAAGTTGAAGCTGATGAAATCACTGAAGATGATGAAGAAATGGCATTTGGTGGTGAAGAAGAATTAGCACTAGATGATGAATCAGAAGAAGGTGAATTTGACATTGAAATGGATGCCGAAGAAGGTGAAGCGGATGAAGAAGATTTAGAAGATCGTGTTGTTGATTTAGAAGATAAGTTAGACGAATTAATGTCTGAGTTTGATGAATTAATGGGTGATGAAGAAGGTGAAGCTGAATTTGGTGATGAAGAAGATGCTGAATTAGGTGGTTTTGGTGATGAAGAAATGGCATTTGGTGGTGAAGAAGAATTAGCACTAGATGATGAAGAAGAATTTGAAGAATCAGCAAATCCAGGCTTTTTTGAAGGTGCGGATTTAAAACCAGCCCCAAAGCCAACTACAGCAGAAGAAGGTTCAGTTAATAAGAAAACAGCTAATGCTGATAATGCAGGTGCTAAAGGTCAAACAAATGGTGCTAAACCAGTAAAAGCTGGATCAGCAGAAGAAAAAGGTCGTAAAGATCCAACAGTTGGTTCTTTAACTGATGCTAACACAGAAGCTAAACCTTTATCAAAGGTTTCTAAAGGTGTATCAGCCAAGAAAAGTGATGGTGCTAAATCAGTAGCGAAACAGAATAACAAGTAAGGATAATTTATAATGGCTTACCTACAGGAAAATTTATCATACGATGCTGCTAATATAGTAGTTGAATCTCATGGTGAAGGTGATAAAAAATCACTTTTTATGAAAGGTGTATGTATCCAAGGTGATGTCCAGAATGCTAATCAACGTGTTTACCCTGTAAATGAAATTAGTAATGCAGTAAAAACTGTAAATGAACAAATTCAGGGTGGATATTCTGTATTAGGTGAATTAGATCATCCAGAAGATTTAAAAGTAAACCTTGACCGTGTTAGTCATATGATCACAGAAATGTGGATGGATGGTGCAAACGGTTTCGGTAAGTTAAAGATTTTGCCTACACCTATGGGTAAATTAGTTGAAACTATGTTAGGTGCAGGTGTTAA